CCGTAACGCTTACATCATGGTCGAAACTGCTTTTGTTGTTGGTTTGTTGGCCTATAATATCCGTTATCAAAATATACCCCGGTGCCGGATTGGTGGCCGCAGGTGGCACCACATCTTCGTACACCGGGAAAACAAAATCCTCCGGCACCCCAGCCGAATTTATTACCTGTACCGGGAACGAATTAAGCCGCGAATAATAAGCCTCAAACATTATATTCTTGTAATCAATCAAATTGTATATTTTTTTAACACATCTTCAATTTCGGCTATGATTTTTGGCCTTTCATTGAAAAAAGCCGGGAATAAAAATGGCTTTGCCTTCATGCCATCTGTCAACAATTTAACCGATATTATGTATGCCAATCCTTTTAGTGTCTGCTTCCCTTCGGGCTTGATTCCCTTCCTGACCATCCAGGCCAAAATATATTTTTTCATGTCTTCAAAAGTACCGGTTCCCTTTCCCTTAAAACCGGCTGCGTATTCTGTCAACTCTGCTGGCACATCAACGAATTTGCCCGTTCCAAATTCAATGTATGGTGCATATCCCACATTGGTTCCACCAGCCAATATCCGTACACTCAAAACTTCTAGCCTTTCCCACGCAATGGATGCCCGTAAACGACCAGTATCTACCGCAGTGGAGTTTCGCTTTGCCCCTGCCACTATCCTTGTTGCGCCGCTTGCCAAAACCCTTGAAACATCTGCCTTTGCGTTGCCGCCAATATTGTTCAATTTTTTTGCCAATTGTTCAAACCCGGTTGCCTTGAAACTTAGTGACATCAGCTTTGTAATTGAGCAATTATTTCTGTTTCCCTGTTTAAATTATCCAACTGCCTTACAGCCGTTGGCTTATATGTTTTTGTGCCGATTGTAATCACATATTCGCCATTCAAGGGGGTTAGATCCTCGGTCAACATAACTATTTCAATCGGGCTGCTGATGCCCTGCAAACCCCGGTATTGCTGCTGTGCGCTGCTTAAATGCTTAACGTCGCACCAGATATTTGTTGCCGTTGCCGTTTCGCCTTCTGCGTACAAGTGCCTCCCGGTGCCTTGCTGTTGAACCACGGCAGACACCAGTGTGAATGTTAACAATGTGTTGCGCTTCCCGCTATTTTTCATAGCAAACTTTTTGTTATAAATGGTATCAAATAATTCCTAGCCTCTGCACACAACCCACCAGGTGAAAACGTTCCTCCCCGATTTGCCCACCGGTAATTTATTTCTGCTAATATCCCATCCTTCACGCCTTGTGGAACAATGGCAAAAGTTGCGTGTATACCGGCAGTTCCATACCCACAGTTGAATTGTACGGCCAAAACATCATCTGTGGCGGTTAGCAATTGTGCTGTCCCATCCAATTCCGTCAACCCATATTTATCACTGGTGGTATCTGCCGCCGATGCCACCGTAACAACAACTGTCGAAACATCTACGGGGCAATGTGGCAGCGCCACGCCGCCGCACTGGTTGCGGAGTGTAACCAGTGCCAACTTTGGGATAAAGGCACAACCGGTAAAGTGTTCTGCCGACTGGCGGCTACTGGTTATATAAGCCGATAACAATGAATCTTCTGAAGCATTTGATATTCGGCAATATGCTTTTGCCTGTGCCAATGTTACGGGTTCCACAACCGTACCAACATCGGTCAATAGCTCATTAAGTATCGTATTTATTTTACCCACGGCTTTTTTTCTTTATATGTAGTGGGTTATTGTGTTCCACCTTTTCAGGCAACGTTTCATCCGGTGCTTCAGGTACGGTTTCCTGTAATGTTTCTCCACTTACTACTGTTACACCAACAGGAGGCAATTGTTCTACAGAATCAACTTCTGCCTCAACCGCAACCCTGCAACGCAATAGGTAATCGGCATTGGGATGGTCTTCGATGGCGTCCCCTGCTTTAAACCCACAGTGATTTTTTATAAATACTATTTTCATCGTTTAAGGTTTAACCCGGCTACCGTTAAGCAGCCGGGTATGATTTAATTCTGTTTATAAAACGCCGCCACCACCCGTTGGGATTGCGTACCCGTTGGCACAATTCTAATCCTGAACAAATTGTATCTGTACGGGGCGGCGCTATATCCGTAGGAGTTGCTGGAAAGGTTTTGCTGGGTCAGGGTAACGCTGTCAACGGGCCAATAAAACCCGTTGCCGTTCCCGGCTTCCCAATAAATCTTACCCCCACTGGTACCACTGATTAATGCTAGTGTAACAGTTGCTGAAAATGCCCCGTTTTGCCCTACGATAAACGCGTTTGTCGTTTCCACAGTGGTGTTGTTAAGGGTGTCGGCAACGAGTCCGTAACTTGTCCACTTTATATCACCCCTTAACTGCGAATTGGCCACCACACCGGTAATGCAGAACAATAGTGTCAATATAAAAAACTTTTTCATTTTACTTTGGTTGTTTAATGTGAAAAAAAAATTACTGTTAGGACACTGCGGAACTGCCCTTGAGAAAATAGGTTGATCCGTAAACTGGTAACGCGATGCTACCCTCAACACGCAAGGTTAACTGGTTTGTTTCCACATTATCCCTGTTTTGCTCAAAGAATTCCAGCATCAACCCACCCTGCGGCATTATATCGCAGCCTAGTCGGGTTCCAACGATGTAATCATTAGCCGTTAATGCGGTTGTCCTGGTAACCGGAATGCCGCTTATATACAATTGGTCGCCAACAAAAACAAAGTTTGATGGCAGGTTGTATTCGCCTGAACCTGATGACACTTTGGTGAAGAAAGACCAGTAATCGCCGGGACGCACCGCAATAAAATCAGCACGGCGCTTGTACGTGTCTTCAAAAGTTGACAAATCGGCGATAATCTTTTCAGCCAAAGGCGTAGCACTTGCGCCACTTCCGGCAGTAAAGTTGCCGCTGGTCAAAATACCCTTGATGTGCGGGGCTGTACCAGTGCCATACAATACTTCTGCATCTTCCACATCGTACCACAGTTCGGGTACTTTGGTTTGGATGAATTGCATTATCTGCGGAACACTTTTGGTCGCTTTCTTGGAAATGGGCATAATACCGGCAATGTTTTGATAATCCACACTTGCTTCAGTCCAATCCAAATCAAACCGTGGCTTTAATCCGCTTGCTGCATCGGTTGCGGCAGCAGCTTTCTTTTCTGCTGTAGCGGCAATGGCGCCTTCACCTTCGCCGTTTTGCTTCATGAAGAACACCTGCGTTGCGTTGGGGTCGCCTGGCATAACGTGTAAGAAGCTGCGAACGTGGCCGATCTGGAATGGGTCTATTTTAATACCAGACAGGTATTGTACGCCATATACGCCATTACCGGCTACGTTTGTTGTACTGACATCAGCCACGGCCTTAATTTCTAATTTCAGGCTTTTGCTTTCGCCACGGCTGTATTTTTCGATGGCAGGTTTGTTCTCTTCACACGCCTTTACGAGGATATCCTTCCAGGAACCATTTTCTGTAGAAATTGTATGTTTTTTCTGCTCGGCCTGGATTCCATCAGCCTGATCGCTGACAACCTTTATGCTGTCCTTTATGGCCTTAAGTTCAGCAGTAATGCCACCTTCCCCCTTTTCGTTGGGCTCAAAGGATTTCAGCTTTGTTTCCAAGTCGGTTATTTTTGTTTTAAGCGCGGCAACCTCCGCGCTGTTTGCTTCTTTCAGGTCTTTCTTGAGGTTCTCAAGTTCCTGCATGAGTTCTTTTTTATCCACTTTAATTAAATTTTAAATTGTTACGAAATTCCTTGAATATGTCGGCCAGTTCCTTCAATTCGCTGGCTCCCGGCTGATTAGCTACATCAGTGGAAGCGGTATCGAGGTATGATAGGAATAACCTTGCATCCTTTATTTCTGCCTGTATTGTTTCGATACAGGAATCACTTGCTTTTGTATTACGGACAAATTTTTCCATTGTCACAATGTGTTCTTTCAGTGCTGTAACCTCTGCCGGGTTCCATTTCAACTCACTTCGTATTGATTGCGTGATTTCAATACGTCTGGCGATGTGCCACCCCAGCCATGAATACATATCACTTGTGGTGTCCAGGGAAAGCCATAAATTTACCAGATGTTGAATTGCCGTATTGTCATTATGAACCACAGAGAGAAACACGTCCTGTTCCGTTTGGCTCATTGCCTTTGTCTGCATTGATTTCATAAGTTCTGCACTGAATTGTTTGGTTACACTAATTACCTGATTTGCCGGGTTTGCAGCCCAAAGTTGCAACACGGAAACCTCCCAAATACGCACCTGTTTCAGCATCTTACCGCGTTTTCCCGGTACGGGTTCGCTATCTTTTGTTTCAAACCCAAACGATGAATCCTTTATAATGCCCTCGTCCATCATTACTAAAACATCATTGCCCACGGTATGATTTCCGCAAAAACACTTTGCAACTGCTGATGTGTTTGTTTCGTATAATTCGATGGGTTTTCCTGCCGCCACCTTGTGGTCAAGAAGAAACCGAATATCTTCCATATTCTCACGAACGCTTTTCAGTGTCATTCCCTTTACGGAAATGTCTTCGTCACGGTCAAGGTTTCCAAATGTTGCGTATTCAAATACTACCTCCCGCGTACCCTTGTTAATATCCTTCAATTGAAACCCCGTTTGTGCTTTGTAAATCATTACAATGTTTTTATTAAAAAAGTGTATCAAAATCAAACCCCAACCCGTCCAATACATCGCTTATAATACTGTATATTACCGCGTTCCGCAAAAGAACTTCTGCCACCGCAGACCCCGTTAAATCCTTTATCATCCTGCCTACTATATCCGCAATGGGTTCCCTTCCCTCCGCTATAACCACCGCCGGTAACCTTTGTGGCCGTTCCGAAACGGGTGGTGCATCAACTTCTACAGCTTCATATGTTTCCGTACACCTGCAATTAATCCTGTTTTCTGCGCTTAATTTTGGGTCACCTGGGTAAAGGGCGTATTCAATGCCATCCTTTCTACGCAATTGGTAATAACCATTCATTTCCGCGCTTTGCCCATTAACTCCCACATGATCGGTCTTGTCTTTCGGATTAGTTCCCCTCGTCCTATTGTCAGCCGTAGAAAGCCATTCCTTAACCAGTGTCAGCCCGCTTCGCAATGCCCCCATGCGTGAGGCATAATTACTGGCACTTATGGTTTCCGTCCTCACGATACGCCGCGCCCTTGTAATGCTCAAGCATGTTGTTTTTGCTATTGCATCAGCCGTTTTTTCCGAGCCCCAACCGGCAACAATGCTTTCGTCAAGCAACCGGCGTATTTCTTTCCTGGTGTTATCGGATAATTTTTTCACCAATGAAAGGTTATCGGTTTCAAAGTGCTTCAATATATCCGCTACCCACTCACTATTCAACCCTTCCGGGTCCGCTAGCTTCTTTGCCTTAAACCGGCGGTATGAAATGTTGGCGTTCACAATCCCGGCATGAACGTAAACCGCAATCAGCGAAAGCAGTACACCTTCGCCGGTGATGAATCCGTTTAATTCGGCATCCGAAACCAGGTTGCCACCCCTTTTTTTGTAATAAGTTAAGAACTGTTCGCCTTCTATTTGAAGGGCTTTTTGCATAACAGGTGCCCATGTTCATTTAACTTTTTTCAAATCTCCTTCCACTCCTTTCAATTCATACTTATCATAAGCCTCTCGTATAACCCCCTCAATCCTTCGCGCAACCCTTTCCCTAACCACCCGCCTCTTTATTTGCTCCTGAACACAACCGGGGTTATCCGGGTCGGACTTCGCCGTAATGTATTCTGCAAGGGCTTTAATAGTCATTGTTTATTTTAATGTCTCCACCTGCAGCATCGAATAATTCGCCATTGGCCGTTAAATTGTTCGGCATTATCCACGTATTCAAATCTTCATCCGTAACGCCTTCGGGTATCTCACCACTACCGTATTGGTAGTATTCCCTTAGTTTTGCGGGGCGCATATTAAGTGCTTTTAATTTTTCGGTTTCTTCCTCTGCCAATTCCGTGAAACACGCCACATCGAAATCAATTATTTCCCCTGCCTTGCCACCCCAGAAGATCGTATTCATCCTGTTGTACGCATCCCTTTTTTGCTGCAAGAAAGCCAAAACCGGCCCCTGTATGGCCGCCTTTATAGCCGTTCGGTAATTGTTATACGCTGAATTATCCGGGCTTAACAAAACAGGTGGGAAATCAAAAACAGAACACATATCGTCACGCAATACCCCCTTTGCGCTTATAATGTCTAAATCAACGGGAGACAACCCCAATGGAACTGATCCCAATTTCAATGACGAATACTTTGTCGCGCGATTGTTTTCAACCCCCGTCCATTCGTTAGACCAACTTTCTTTCATCTGGTTTTTTGCTGCATCGCGTTCCGCAAAAGATACTGTTGGTTCATCAATGAATACCGCTTGCCCCGCCCCAAGGTTATTGAAAGCCTTAACATTGGCCTCACCGGCCTTGTTGCTTTCCGTCAATATGTTGGCTGCTGCTTGTAGTGGGCTTTGCCCCCATAATTGATTGCCATTTATTCCATAATCAACACTGGCAAACCTGAAATGTATAACATCCTCCCTCTTGAATGGTATCTGTTTCCCTAGTTGCAAAACATATTCTGCTGCTGCTGCCGGAAAAAACCCATCTGATTTTACGGTTACCAAGTTAGTGGGTATGGTGAATAATTGCTGCGGCTTTTTGGCGTTTAGCCCATTCTGTAATCGAATGGAACCAGTAAGTGCATTACCTGTAATCATAAAAAAAATCAATTCATCCACTGTCAATTCCCCCCATGTTTGCGTATGGTTCGGGTAAATAAACAATTTATCCCAATTATCGTGCTGCACCCGTTCCAAACTGCTTTCCTTCATTTCAACCATTTGCTGAAATCCTTTGCCATAAACTGTTTTCAAAGAACTTTTATATCGTAAATAATCTTTATGTTTTTTTGCATCCTTTACTCGGTATACACCCCACTCTGGCCTCAATACGTGGTTTTTCAGTTTGTTTATAATGGAATAAACCAGGTGGTTAGCCTGATACCCATCCTTGATCCTCTTGTTATCGTCTCCGCCACTCCAAACAATTGTATTGGCGCCCAGGTCAAACCTGGCTACCTGTTTAAGCAAAGCCTTTGCGTGTGTAAGTTCACTGGTAATCGCCTTAACCTTTTTTTCTGCCGTTTTTTTTGATATAAGTCCAAACAATTTGTAAATTTTAAAATGAACACACAAATTTCTGTTTCAATTCAAACCATTTCCGCATTGCCATCGTATCGCTGAAATCTGGCGACCTGCCTATGATCTCCTTTACCTTATCCTTTGGAATTATTTGTTTTTTACCGTCCTTATCCATGTTCCACATTTTTACCTGCTCGAGTTCTTGAACAATATCCGATCTATGGCCTGTATCAGAACAATCTATGAATAAACCGCCCACATTTACCACTTCTGCCATCCCGTAATAACATTGGCTTTTAAGGTTTGAATAGTTATCCGGTTGAACATTGCCACCAATATCTCGCGTGGGCGCTATTGGGTTGGGCAAGGCTCTGCTGTTATTAACGAATCCCTTGCATTTTAGTATATCCACCACACCACCTCCTACACCGTCATCATCTACAATTGTGTTGCTGTTTGTTACACCATAATGCCTCTGGTAATATCGAACCTTTTCGGCTACTTCTACAACCCCGAGCCCATGAAACACAAAGAACTTTACGCGCCACCCGCTCCATACACCGATTACGGTATTGTCTGACCCATATCGTGCCACGTCTGTTGTTATGAATTTTTCGCCTTCTGCCACATGTGAATTAGTGAAACAATCCAATATTTTATCGTAACTGATTAGTGCAGAGGGATCATCGTCATATTCCCAATTACCGAACAACAACCTCTGTTTGCTCTTCTCGTCCAATTTTTTTAAGGATTCTATGTATGAGTCCGGCAAATGCGGGTTATCCCCTGGCAATGCTTTTATAAATTGTTTATGCCCACTTAATGTTCCTTCGCGATCGGGCTTGTAAAATTGATTGTATGCCCAACCTTTCGAGGGGTTACCTGTCATTAACAGCTTGGGAATCAAACCAGTTTGATTAAGCCTGAACCTTATCCTACTTTTTAATATATTTTTTCCCAATTCACTTACCTGTGGGGCTTCATCAATGAAAGCATCCGTAAGCTCTAATGAGCCCAGGTTGTCAAAATTAGGATCACTCGGGTAGTGGAATAAATCACCCAGGTATATTTCACTTCCATTAAATAATTTTATTATGCTCTCCTGCTGGTTGTAAAATATATGTGTTCCCGGTTTTATACCCTGTATGATACAAATTTCAAAGAACGTTTTAAGCGTGGTTTTTTTTAGATTCTTTAGTTCACTCCGACCTATAAAACCACGCGTACCAGGGTACTTAATGCGGCGCTTAAGTTGCCAATAACAGCCAATTGCTGATTTACCCCCACCGGCAGCACCACCATAATAAAGTTCTGTTGTTGTGCCATCCTCCAGTATGTCAAGAGCCGCCGTCTGTTTTATTGTCAGTTCCATAATTCTTGACCTCTTGCCACACAATGCCAATGCTTCCGCTATGCTCCGTGTCTACCTTATCCTTCCACCCCATGTTTTTTAGCGCGAATATCGGCCCGGTGGGTAAATTTCCGCTTAACCTTTTCTCGTATTCACACTCTACGCGAAGTCGCGCATTTTTTATTATGTAAGAAAACTTGCCCCTTTCTTGGTAGTCATAAATAGACTGTCTGCTTTCAAATCCTAGAAACAATGCCAGCCCGGTTATTGTTGCTGGTTCTGGTTGGCGAACGTATTTTGTTTTAGATTTTCCTGAAAATTCGCCTTTTATGTATGTAAAATATCGTTCAATTGATTCACTCAAATCTTCTGCTGTTGCGTACAAAGGTGGACTCCCTCCTAAATTTTTTTCTTGTGTTGCCATAAATTAAAATACCCCCTTTCGGGGGCTTCCAAAGGTTTAGCCCCTTTGGATATGTAAATTAGCGAACAATGTCAAATTAATACCGGTGTTGCCCCGTGCGGGTATTGGCTTATTTTGTTTATACTTGAGACAGTAGTCACGTGGAACGGCCTTACCTTAATCACCGAATAGTAAACAATTCATATCCACACCGTACTTTTCGCGCAATGCTCTGAAGAACAAATAGGGTGGCCACTTGCCTTCATTTTCGTAGCCGCAGTATGTGAAATAATTCAGGCGCAACCCGATGCTGAATTGACGTTTAGAAAGCCCCTTTTCGATTCGTAGGGTCTTTAGCATGCGTTGTAAATGGGTTGTGTTGTCCATTGTTTTTTTTGTGATGGGGTGAATTTTTCGCCCTTCTAATCAATCCTCCTTGTACGGCCTGTAGCCGTCCGGCACCTGCCGCCCATCGCCTGGGGAGGGGGCATATTCAAACTTCGGCGACCCGTCCCGGTTGGTTGCCATGAAATCGTTAATCGTTTGCGTATTGCCATCGAATACATACGCGAAAAAAGCCTGACTGCCATCCCGTGCCTTAGCAATCTTCGCATACCTTATGTTTTCCTTATCGGCATCCATCCTTATTTCATCGGAAGTATGCCCCCATAACAACAGGACCATGTCGGCATCCTGACCAATTGCCCCGCTTTCGCGCAAATGGTACATCTGCGGTTCCCCGGCCTTCTCCCCTTCCCGGCTGAATTGGCTTAATGCTATTACCGGCACCTTGAGTTCCTTCGCAATGCCCTTTAGTGTTCTGCTGATCTTGCTTATTTCCTGTTCCCGGTTGTTTTTTGAGTCGTTAAAACTGGCAAGCTGCATATAATCAACAATAACCAACCCAATGTTATGTTTTCTTTTCGCAACGCGGCAACGGCTGCGGAGTGCATCAATGCTAATGCCCGGTGTCTCATCAATGAAAATCGGCAAGTCACGCACTTTTTTCTCAGCCAAGTAAAGGCTTTCCATTTGGGCATCGTCCAGCCTGGCGCTTTTAAACCTGTGCATCCATACATTGCTTTCCGCACTCAATACCCGGTTTACCACCTGCAAACCGGACATCTCCATAGTGAACAAAAGAACGCTTTCCACCTTGGCTTCCTTACGAGACGCTGCACCAAGCCCCGAAAATTGCCCCACGAAGTGTTTTGCGGCGTTTACAGCCACTATTTTCACAAATGCGGACTTACCCACCGCCGGGGCAGAAGCGATGATTATAAGGTCTGTGGGTTGCCACCCGCACGTTTCCTTATCCAATGCCGGTATGCCGGATGGTATGCCGGTTATGCCGGTATCGTTCTTTCTTTTTGATTCCAGGTTTTTAAGGCTTTCCTGTATGTATTGGGTGAAATGCCTAATGCTTTCCCCTGCGCTGCCCATCGCCAAGGCCGTGAACTGCTCGCTGATGCGTTCTTCAAGATCAAAAACGTCTGTTGAATCCTCGTATGCCTCAGCCATTGCCTCAGCTGAAATCCGTATTATCTCCCTCGACTTCCACCGCTGCAACACAATTCGGCAATGATCCTGAATGTGTGCGGTGGAAACAACAGAATTGGTGAACTTGGTAACGCAATAAGCGCCACCAACCATATCCAGTTCTTCCGTTTTTTTTAATTCTTCCACTACGGTAAGCATATCGATATGCTGGTTCTTTGCGGCCATGCGAAAAAATGCCTTAAAAATTCGCTGGTGGGCATCGATGTAAAAGTATTCCGGTTTAAGGATTTCGGCCGCATTCGGGTAAGCGTCGCGCTCGAGCATACAGGCTCCAATGATTGCACCCTCCAATTCCATCGCCTGGGGTGGCACCTTGCCGTACACCATCATTGGGTTGACAAGTGGCGTTTTACGGTTTTTGTGTTGGATGTTCAGGTTTGTTAGCATTTTTTTCTTTTAAATAGCCCAAATAATTGTTTCCGCGTTCAGTGTTTTCAGTAGTGGATAATTGTTTTACCACCTTTTGATCTTTTAACCAGTTCCTGAAATGGAAGATCTGTTTGGCCCGGTTGCCGTAAAATTCCCCCTCCCCGTGTATCACAAATCCAGGCCAAAAATCCATTATCAATTTTTCGTTAATGTCTTTTCGTCCGGTTGAGCAAAAAAACATTAGGGTGTTTTCCAGTTCCGCGCTTGTGAGTGGCGTGGTGCGATTAAATTGCGAACTGGTTTTTACACCATTATTTTCTAATACAGTATTATTTTCATTTTCATTTTCAGGTAGGTTTTTTGTAGGTAATGCACTAGGTAATGCACTAGGTAATGCACTAGGTAAACCACTAGCTTTTTTCCTTCCCCCCTTTAAACATTCAGACGTTCATTGAAAATGCACCCATGTTCGTCAACCTTGAATTTTTTCAAAACATCAACCGAAACAGAACCTACGGCTAACCTAGTGGTTTTTTCCGGCAATGCCCCTTTTTGATGCTGTAGGCACAACAGCGTAATATATTGACCCCGTTCTTCCATTGTCAGGTCTGACACCCCTGTAAGGAAATCGTTGCTGTAAAAGAGGAATGCCGGGTCTTTAGCCATTGTGTGCGGGTATAAAAAAACAACGACTGGAGGTTGCGTAGGCGTGATTTAATTCGCCTATCCAACGCCAAGTTACGGATATTTTACACCAGGGGAAAATTTATTTAGGTTATTCAAAAATAACCACCAGCCCTTCGGCGGCTTCCAATTCTGTTGCAAAAATATCGTCGGCCATCGAAATCTTAAGCTCATGCAATTCCACCGATTGAAACCAAAATCTGGCCGTTGCATCCGTTACATCCAAACATACTTCCACCCTGAATTCGCTTGGTTTGAACCCTTCGAAAATAGGGATGTTCAATATAAACTCGGTGGGTGCGTTTGTAGAAACATTTTTAATGTACTCTGCCGCTTTATTGCCCCTTTCATCACTGCTGGCATTGCTTCCGATGCTAACAGAAGATGATAATTTCTGGAATGCCGCCACCATCTCGCCGTGCTTTGCAGCATCTTTAAAAAAAAGGCGATTGAACTTTATCAACTTCACCAA